GCGTCTATCATCAGATCCACGACCGGGCCAAGTCGATCAAGTGCAAGGTGTACGACTACAAGCTTAAGACTGGCTTCGTTGGTCTTGGCGACGCTCTCTTCCAGCACGGCTACCTGCACAGCGAGCAGGCGCTTAGAGACAGCGCAGAGCGTATGTGCCATGGCAAGTACACCAAGCTTGTCATGGGCCACATTCACCGTGTACAAATCGCTGAAGGACGGCGCATTAAAGGGGTGACTGGCTACTCTGTTGGGTGGCTTGGAGATCCCGAAATGGCTGGCTATGCGGAGAATAGAGTCGCAACCACCGCATGGAGTCGAGGTTGGGCGTGGGGTGAATATACTGACAACGAGACAATTGTATGGCTGACAAAAGAACTAAAGGACGGAAGCTTCAAGCTGCCAGTGTAGGGAAAGACTGGCTCACTGAGCTTGCAGAGACGCTGAACATCGGGCCTGCTCCAGCTGGATGGTACACAATAACGCAAATTGCTGAGAAGCTTAAGATTGGCCGTACGGCAGTTCGTAGTTTACTTAACGACCGCAAGGCTACAGCGCATCGATATTACCAAGTGACATCTGATGGCAGACGGGTTTTACTGACACACTACAAGTTATGACACCTGAAGAACGAGATCGCCAGGCTATCATCCAGCGCGCAAAAGACATTCTCTGCGAGTACTTTGAATGTGGCGAGATCTTGGTCCAGGCTCAGGACGAGCACGACAACGATAATACGAATCGCTACGAGGCTGGTTGGGGCAACCGTTTCGCTCGTGACCGGCACATTCACCTCATGCACCAAGAACGTGTGCTAGAGCATTCTTGGTCAGAAGAGTGTGATGATGAGGATGATGACGATGATGAAGAAGAATCTTCAAAAAAGTAGTTGCGCGTAGAAAAGCGACGTGTAGTTTGCTCGTCATTCAGCAGATGGTCTGCTGATGAAACTTAACAAAAATGAAAGTAGCAACAATCGCAGATCTTGCTAACCTTGCTGACGGATCCGTCATCGGGGAGATGCGAGTGACAATTAAGACGGTCTACCCTCCCCGCACTGGGCAGGGCAAATTCGGTGAATGGCGCGTACAGAACTGCGTCATTCAGGATAGTACAGGTGAGGCTAAGGCTTCATTTTGGATTCCTGACGAAATGGGCGACCTGAAGGGGCAAATGGTGACTCTGAAGTCACAGCCCGGGAAGAAGGGGCTCGATGGTCTGTCGGTTAAGACTAGCACACATTCTGGCGAGAATGAGTTGAAGGTCACCGACAAAGCCGCGATTATCGATGACGCCAGCGGTGCGTCACCAGTGGCAGGCCCACGCAAGCCGGTGCAGGCATCTGCGCCTGTCTCAATCACGGTGGCTGACGCCAAGCGGGCGCTGTTCCAGGCGGCACAGCTTATGGCTGAGGCTATTAGGGCTGCTGAGTGGGTTGGTAAGGAAGTGAAGGCCATCAGTGTAGAGCATCTTCAGGCTATCGCTACGTCACTGTTCATCTCTGCCGACCGAGCAGGGTATGCTAAGGCGTTCCCATCTGCGCAGGTTAAGCAGGCTAAAGAAGAGCCAACCGTTGAACTAGAGGAGGACGATCTCAAATGGTAAAAGCTAAAGACATTGCTGCAATGGCAAATGTATCGCTTCAGACAGTGCTGAAGTGGGCGCGTGAAGGTAAGATTCCTCACCACCGTATCAGCTCACGCTGCCTGCGGTTTAGCATTGAGGAAGTCAACCATTGGCTAAAGCTTAAGCGCGATGCCCAAAATAAACAGCAGAGCCAAGGGGTGTAGAGGCGAGCGCATGTGGCGCGACGAACTCCGGGCTGCTGGTTTCACCGCAAGGCGGGGCCAGCAGTTCGCCGGAGGGACGGACTCGCCAGATGTGATCTGCGAGGAGCTTAAGAACCTTCACCAAGAAGTAAAGTTTGTTGAGAACCTTAACCTCATCAAGGCTACTGAGCAGGCAGAACGCGACGGCGCTGGCAAGCCGTGGATCGTTGCTCACAAGAAAAACCGCACACCCTGGCTAGTCACGATGAACGCTGAGTTGTTCTTTAGGCTGCTCAGGGATGGCATGGATACTTTTGCAACACTCTCGGACGCGAGATCGGGAACGCCGCCAAGAGTCAATGGGCGTGACACTGGGAGAGACTAGGTAACTTCTGCACACAGCAGGGGTGCGACTGTACAACGCACACATTTACTAAATGAAAATCTGTCGAATCTGTAAGGAGGAGAAACCGCTGGCGGCATTTGTGAAGTATGCAAGGATGCCAGATGGACTAGAAACTCGCTGTAGGGAATGCAATCGTGCAAGGATCAGAAAAATCCGTGATAATAATCCAGGTTATAACAAAGAACACACCAAGAAGTTTAGGCTGCAAAATCCTGAAAAGCTAAAGGCGCACAGAGCCATTGAATGGGCCATACGATCTGGAGCTATAGTCAGAATGCCGTGTGTTGTCTGTGGTGATTCTAAGTCCGAGAGTCATCATGAAGACTACAGCAGACAGTTGGATGTCATTTGGTTTTGCCGGAGACATCATGCGGAACATCACGAAAAACTAAGAGCAAACAAAATATGAACATCAGCATCAATATAACATACAAATCCGGGACAAAAGTCGAGCTGGTCGTCCCTCTTGAGGAGCCATGCCAGATCGTTAGCGAGCCAGAGTCACCTGTGCCAGTACAGCCTGCACAGGACTTGGCAGACGCAATCGCAGGCATACCTGTGCTTACAGACGAGGAGCGTGAACTACTCAAGCCATCTGGCAGGCGATACTCTTCTGTCAGCGAGATGGTCGACGAGCTTAAGCAAGACCCTGAGTCAGGCAAGACGATGAGCCTGTACGACATCACCTACGTCACCCAGGACGGTAAGCAGTGGAAAGTGCCACCGGGTTTGATGAAGGACTTGATTATCATTTACGGCGAGAAGACCGTCGAGCAGGAGCTTTGGAAGGCCCACGCTTGGCTCGAAGCTGACCCTGCACGCCGCAAGACACAGCGCGGCATGGGACGCTACCTTAACGGCTGGCTCAGTCGTGCATCGTCGATGGTACGTACACCAATCAAAACCTTACTTAAGCGTGACAGCTTAATGGCTACTAATGGAACAACACAAGAAAGCTGGTAGACGTAGGCCGGTCGAGCTGCCGGCAGACACGGTAGTACCAACCGCGAGCGAGGCTGAGCGTGGGATTGCGTCGATTGCGCTCAATCATCCTGAGGTCTTTTTGCACCACATTAGCGAGAAGAACTTTAAGATTGGTGACATCTTCGATGCCCTAAGTCACCGGGTATGCGAGATTGTTCTTCAACAGCAGAGCCGCAATGCTTCGTCAGAAATAAGAGTAGTTTTTGAGAAGGTGCGCGAGACTTTACCTAGCACAGAATTTCACCAGTTGAGCGATCTTTACACGCTCATGCCGATTGCGTCAGCCATTGGTGACCTGATCGAGATCGTCAAATCTACCGCCAAGCGACGCACTTTGCAGCATGTGGCTTACGAAACGTTGCTATCAATTGCTGACTCGACGTTGCAGACGCCGGAGTTGCTAAGCGACGTCGTGATGAAAGTTGAGGCACTTTCTCGTGAACTTGCTCCGCCAAAAGTGATGGACACTAAGGCACTCTTACTCAACGCACTTAACCGCTACGAGACGGGAGATGACGAGTCGATGCGGATCAAGACTGGCTATTCTGCTATCGACAACATCTGCCCGATACGCTTTGGTGACTTTGTTGTCATCGGTGGTGAAACCAAGTCCGGCAAAACCATGCTGGCACTCAACATAATTGCAAACCTAATAAATGAATAAGCTTATAAACCTTACACCTCACGACATAGTCATCACTGGCTATGGCATCGTGGAACCTAGCGGCTCTTCCGTGAAAGTGCATAGTCACCTGTCCAAGGTGGACGACATCGACGGTGTACCCATCATGTGCTGCAAAGACGCAAAGGTGAGTAACCTTCCCGATCCAATTGCAGGGGTGCTGTACATCGTTCCAGGCTATGTGCGCACTGCACTGCCGCATCGGACGGACTTAGCGTCACCAACTAAACTTATACGCGACGGAGCTGGTAGGATCGTTGGCTGCGGTGCGCTTGAAATTAATCCCTAAACATGAAAACAGAACTATTACAAAACCTAGAAATGACAACGTACCGTGCCATGCACGGATTATCAAAACATAGCCTCGATGCTTTTGCAGTCTGCCCGAGCTACTACAAATGGAAAGAGCGTCAAGAGTGGAAGCCCAGCCGCGAGATGGAGCTTGGCACACTCGTCCACAGCTTGGCGCTGGAGGGCCGCTGTGAGTATGCCATTGCTCCAGCGTGCGATCGCCGCACCAAGGAAGGCAAGCTGACGTGGGAGAACTTCTGCCAAGAGAACATTGGCAAGGTCATCCTAAACGAGGACGAAGGTGCGCGTGTAGAAGGAGCCTGCGCGGCAGTGGAGCCGTTGCTCCAGATGGTGACAGCCAACAAGATCATCGAAGCGTCTATGTTTTGGGAGCGTGACGGTGTGCAGTGTAAGGGTCGCCCTGACATGATCACGGAGATCAAAGGTCGTCCAGCAATCGTGGATCTTAAGACGACGAGCGACTGGTCTAAGTTTGACCACAAGTTCTTTGGCTTTGGCTACGATAAGCAAGCTGCTTGGTACACCTACGGGCTGGAGCAGATCACCGGCCAAGAGGACATCGACTTCTACTTTCTGGTGGTGGACATGCAGGCACCGCACTTGAGCCAGTGGGTGAAGGCATCTACGGAGCTTATCAACATTGCCAACGATCAACTCGATGTGACGCTGGCGCAGTATAAGTTGTGCCTTGACCAGGATGTGTGGCCCGGTCCACCAACGATGCGCGTGATGCTGCCACGTAGATGGGAGGAAGCATGAGCGACGACGAGATTAATGTGGCCGTGGCTGACGCAATGGGCTGGCGCAAGGAAGACGGCGTCTATGTGTGGACGGCCAACGGGATTGACTGCACCTGCGACGAGTTGTGGGGCTGGGCAAATGACCTTAACGCCATGCATCTGGCGGAGAAAATGCTCTCTGTTGATCAAATTGCGATGTACTTTTGGCGGTTGTGCGATGCTAGCAAAAAAGACAATCCATTCATGGCAATAGCTCGCGAACGCGCAGAGGCATTTCTGCGGACGCTAGGCAAATGGGAGGAGGCGCAACCATGAGCGACTGGGTACTCATCCGCCGCACTAACGTGTTGCAAAACGTGGAGCTGCCGCGTCCCAAGAAGACGCAGGACATCATTGCGACTGGCGAAAAGGCTGCGCTGGGCTCTAAGATGGAGGCGCTTATGCTGTTGCCAGAGAATCAATCGACGGATCTGATCGAAGTGAAGTATGCGCTGGAGCCGTACACCGGGCAGCACTCACACACTTCGGCAAGGCCTGGGAATGGAACACGATGAACAAAGGAATCCTCGTCATCTCGCTTGAGATGCCAGCGAACCAGATCATCGACCGGCTCGTCGCTAGGCTAGGCAGCGTTAGCCTGCGTACTCTCGCTGAGGGAGCAAAGAATGAGCGTGACATTAGAGGTGTCCACAGTGCCATCCAGAAGCTCAATAGCAGCCGCTTGGTAATACGAGACGACCTGTACGACATCGCGAACATTTGCGCCACGGCACGAGCTATGGCGAAGTCGCCGGATGGGCTAGGCGTGCTGTTCGTAGACTATATCCAGCTTGTACGCTGCGACCTTGGCAAGGACTCTAGTCGTGAGCGCGAGGTGGCTGAGGTTAGCCGGAGTCTGCGGCTACTTGGCATCGAATTAGGTTGCTTAGTCATCTCGATTACGCAACTAAATGAGCAGGGCAAAGCTCGCGAAAGCCGCGCAATCGGGCAAGACGCTACAGCCGTAATGGTTGTGAAGCTATCCGACGACGTGGAGTTTCGCGAGATTGGCATACCTATCCAACGCAACGGCCCGTGTGGCGTGAGCACAAACTTACGCTTTACAGGTAAAACAGCAACATTCCACAATGAATAAACACTACCAAAGTTACATGAAGATCGACCCTGACAACACGAACAAAGCACTGCCCTATCTCTGGGCATTTGCGACACTTGCAGTCCTTGATGGATTAGCTATCGCCTACTTTGCGCAGGAGCTATGGGAAGCCATTCTCTTGTTCATCCTATTCTGGGCTAGCGCATTGTTCGCCGTATCAGCCATGCAAGAATACAACGGAGGTCGCAAATGGTAAGCACAGGATACCCAGGTGACAGCGACCCAAGAGACGAGCATCCAGTTTGCTGCGAGTGCCGGGAAGATTTAAGTCAAGACTTTTGGGGAGACTGGTTCTGCCCAGAGTGCGATGCAAAGAAGAGTCAAAAAAATGAAGAATCCGCCTAAAATTCAGGTTGCTATTGTGGTGCTCAGTCTCATAGCGTTGGCACTGGGCTACATCTTAGACAAAGAATGAACGCCTTAATCGACAATCTCATGGAGCGTATCCATGTGTTAACGCAACAAAATAAAGAACTAAAAAATGAAAATCAGAAGCAAAAAGAGACAATCGAACGGATGGGTAGCGCGACTGCGCAAAGTGGATCCACGGGAATGGCAAAGCCGGATCATGGAGTTGCCGGTCAAGATACAGGTATTTGTGGCGCAGGTTGTATGGTGGGACTACTTCGCCGACAAGATGGTGCCGGACCGCTGGCCGGAGATGGACATGTGGCTCCGCGCACATCCTAGCACTTTTCGCAAGGAAATGTGGCCCTCAAACGAGGAGATGGTCGATGCGCTGATCAGCATCGGATACGAGGACAAGACGGCCCTACGTCGGATGGGCGTTAACCAGAACACAAAATGGCACAAATACAATTAAGGCAATACATGGACGCACACAATCGTCAGGCCTCACTGATCGGCAACCTAAAGGCTGAGCTTATCATGTACAAGCACCTTGCAATGCAGGCGTCGTCTGCTATCGAGCAGCTCAAGCACTGCCTGCTCAAGCACTACGACGCTCACTCAGCATTCCCCAATGATCGGGCTGCACTGCTCGATGCTGATCTTGTGTTGGCTGAGGCGTATAAGCTGACGCAGAGGGAGGGCAAATGAGCGACAGCCCGCCAACGCGCAGAGGCATTTCTGCGGACGCTAGGCAAGTGGGAGGAGGCGCAGAAGTGAGTAAGGCTATACTTGTAGCCGTCCTTATTGTGATGGGTTACTTTGGAGTTAAATGGAAAGTCGCGTGGATACGGTCAATCACATGTCAATGCCAGTGCCAGAAGGAGGTGCAGAAGTGAAAACTGTTCCATTAACCAGAAGTTGTTTTGTATCGCTGCCAGACGCAATGGATCAAGAGATTGTGGTTGAAGGCAAGATTTGGAGGTTTGATTTTAGCGAACACTTAGGCCCAATTTGGATGAACAAAGACGGCACAGATAAAAAGTGTCAGTGCCCAACTAATCCAGCAGTTTGGGTCGAGTTTGAGAAATGGAGAAAGGAATGGGAGGAGGTGCAGAAGTGAGCGCGTTTCAAAACCGGCGCAAGCTCTGGGTGTACCGCATGGAAAAACTCAGCGGGTGTGCGCCACTTGATTTCAAGCTAGCCAGGTACATCGAGAAGCTCAATATCCGCAGCCTAGAGCAACTTCGTCAGGCTTTAGAGAATGACGAGCAGGTGATCTGGGTAGGGTTCAAAGCGATGAACAAGCTGCGTGAGCTAGCCGGTCTGCCACAGGTACAGCGGGAATACTCGTGGAAAGATGAGGCTAAGCGGCTGTATACGCTTCTCGATGCGGCAGGAATAGAGTACGTTAAACAAAAATGACACCAGAACATGCCATAGCCACAGAGATGCTGCTCCTTCAGGCTGAGGAGGAGATTTCAAAATTGAAAAATGAAATTCAAATTTTAAAAAAGGAACGTGAACAGGAAGCTGACATTTACCTCAAGATCGCTCTTAAGGCTGACAAGTATTACATGCAACTCCAAGCCATCCGTGAGGCTGCCTTTGGCGAGATCCACGGCATCACAGCGGAAGACTTGTCATTCATGAGCGAACGAGAATGAGCGACAACCCAAAACGCAAGAAGCGCAACGCCGTGTACCGCTCCCCAGAGAGCAGGGCACGGCAGCTTGCTGGCCTGAGTGGGGTGAAGATCGAGAAGCATGTGCCAGGTGTAGTAATGGAGAAGGTCAATGGTCAGGGTGCGCTCGCCGGTATCCCGCCGGAGATACAGAAGAAAGTGTTAGATCTGTTCATCACGGGACAACACTCGAGGGCCATTGCGATGCAGTTGGGGATCTCGGAGCGGAGCGTAGATGAGATTAAGGTGAGTGCGCTCGACATGGACTCGCAGTTCAGGAATGCGTACTTCAATACGAACTTGAAGGCGAAGCTGCAAAGTGTCATAGACGGGGCTGCACAACGGGTGATGGAGCTAATGCCAGAGATGAGCGCGAAGGACGCTGTGCTGGCGTTAGGCATCACGTTGGACAAGTATGCTAATCTTGAAAAGAACAAGACCCCGGATGCGCTGCACCAGCACGTCCACTTGCACACGAACCAGGACATCTCTGCCGCTTTCATGGCGGCCCTTAAGCCGCCGAAAGCTATTGATCATGTTGGAACGATTGAAAACGAGTGACGCGATGGCTTGCAAATCCGCAGTCAGCCTCCCAAATTTCAAGGTGAAATCCGAAATTCAAATTTCAAATTCAAATTTCAAAATCGAAAATCAAAATTCAAATTTGGTTTTACCGAACGGGATTGATTTGGCAAATGAGGTTCTGGACCTGCGCGATCTGACCGAACGGTATTGGCGCGTCATCCAAGCGCAACACGTCAGGATCGCTCGCCTCGAAAGCGACTTGCTATGTGCGAGGACTGCGAAGCCTTAGAAGAGGAGACGGAGTTCTATGTGGCGGAGTGCGCCAAATGGAAGCAGATGTATGAACTAGCGCATAAGCGGGAACGGATGTTGGCGCGACAGCTCGCTACGCTGCTCGAGAGCCTGCGCAGGGTAGCGCGAGAGGTGCGTGGAGTTGGGCGGAATTAGGGCAAAAGAAAACCCCTAGGCGCGAAACCTAGGGGTTTTGTGCTGCGTACTAGTGCAGGCGATAAGTTACCGTTTGAACGTCTTTAGACCAACAACGTCGGCAGTCGCCGCACTTGTTGCCTTGGCTAGGCGCTGGGCAGTCACCGCTTGTAGAGGACACCTCGCTAGTGGTCAGCCCTAGGCCATGCGCTAGGCTGTTTGGACCAGCTTTGTCGACCATATAGGCGGAGAGCCGGACCGTCAGGTTAGGCGGAAAAGCGCCAAAGAGCTCAACGTATTCGCTGACGATGCCATACTCTTTGGTCGGCATCCAGAATTGGATGTCAGGCAAAGCAATGGCAATGCGAACGATGGATTTGAGTGTTTTGAGGGATTGAAGGTCACCTGAGTCAAACCATCGAAAGAAGCCGCTTTTTTCCGTAGCGCGAATCTTGGCAATCATGGCTGGAACCCATTCAGGGGAATCCATTAACGCGAGGCGCTGTTGCAAGGCGCGCTGGACGTTCGGCATGCGATAAAAACCAGACAAAGCGTAGCATCCATTGCAAACGGAGCCAGCGACTTGCGCGAGTTTGCTGCCAGTCTTGCAAGCAAGAGCCGGAACAGACCAGCCTTGGCATGGCATTTTAGATGGTTGGGAAAGAGTTAGGTTCATGGTGTTTTCTTTTTGTAGTGTGTTTATGGGTAAGGGTTAAACGTTTGTTAGTTGTTACGAAAAAACATTCCGCTGTGTTCGCAGTAGTCATATCGCAGAGCGGATTGCCACACCGCGCGCCAGTCTATGCAATCGCGTAGGAAATCAGGGATTCCCGAGAGACACTCCGTTTCCTCGCAATGTTCCTCCGCAAAGTGCTCTACGTCGTCATATTCGCCAACGTAGGCGTCCTGAGCTTGTTCAAGCGTAGTTTCCTCAATCGAATAGCCTACAGCCTCCGCATAAGCCTCCCAAAGCTCGCGATCTCGCTCAGTGCATGCGATCCAATCCCAAAGCATCTGAGGCACAGAGCTTTCAGAGTAAAAGCCTTTTGGAAAGCCTTCAAAGTCCTGAAACATAAGCTCAGGATCTTGTTCATCTGCATGCAGTTCCAAGCATGCCTCACGAAATGAGTCTGCATCGTGCCCATCTAACTCGATCCAAGCGCCCTTGATTGAGCCGCTTGTGTATTTAGCGTATGTTCCGACGTATATTCTAGGTTCTGTTGTAGTTGTCATATGTTTTGTTTGTAGTGTGTTTAAGCGGAGCGTCTTTGCTCCCTACTGGCCACCCCGCAGGATGACCAGTGTGGGAGCCTAGGCTTGCGCTGTAATCTGATTGGCGATTGGTTGCACTCGATCGATCAGCTTGCTAGGCACTGGCTTGTCGGTGTCAACGTAGCGTAAGTGTGCTTTATATTTGTGCCCGCGAGCCGTTTGCAGACTGCGACCCCAGCCGCAATAGGTGGCACGCACGGTGCGACCATCTAATGTGCCCTCAAGGCCCTGCCAACCATGCACAGCAGCGCGCACAGCAGAGTGGACGTAAGTTACACCGTACCAGCGGGTTTCTCGGACGTATGGGAGTAAGTTGAGTATTGTCATATGTTGCTTTTTTGTAGTGTGTTAGGTTGGTTGGTTTACTTGCGAGCGTCTTTAAGTGCTGCTAGCCATAGCGTTGCGGTTAGCAGCAAGCACCCCGCAGCCATAAGCTGAAGGGAGAGACGGACGTAGGCGATGTGTTCGAGTGTGTTCATGGTGTCGGTGGTCATAAGGTTAAGCGGTAATTTCTTCAAGT